GATACCATCAAACACACCGCTAAAGAACGACGTTAACGGCCCCCAAGCGCGAAACAGTAACCCAATGGGCGACCAAGATAGGATCGTCTTAAATAGCGCCCATGCACCACTGAACACCGACCCGATACCGCCAAACACACCACTAAGCACCGATCCAACCCCATCAAACACCCCACTGAAGAACGACGTTAACGGCCCCCATGCGCGAAACAGTAACCCAATGGGCGACCAAGACAGGAACGTCTTAAATAGCGCCCATGCGCCACTGAACACCGACCCGATACCGCCAAACACACCGCTAAAGAACGACGTTAACGGCCCCCAGGCGCGAAACAGTAACCCTATGGGCGACCAAGACAGGATCGTCTTGAATAGCTCCCATGCACCACTAAACGCCGACTTAACCCCATCCCAAAGCGCAGAAAAGAACCCCGTCACAGGGGACCAGTCTTTAACCAGTGACAAGCCCCAAGCGGCTAACATAGCAATCAGGCTAACCACTAACATAATGGGGTTCGCTTTCATCACCAGGTTAAACACCTTCATTGCGCCCGTCATTAACAGGGTAGCAAGCGCCGCGCCTTTACTGGCAACGGTCATCACAGTGGTAGCGGTAGCACTGGCCAACATAGCCACACGATTAACCAGCATTGCCCCTTTAGCGCGCAAGTTGGCCAAGGTGAAAAAGTCCATCACTTTACGGGCGGTGATCAGCGTGTCAGAAAACATAGCAAAGCCAAAGCGGGCAACAATGCTAGCGGTTTTCAATGCAATTAACCCCACCACAGCAAAGGCGATCACCTGGCTTAATACGGGGAAGTTTTCAATAAAGCTGCCTAGGCCGCTGGCAAACCCGCCCAAGACATCAGCGACAACCACTAACGCCGGGGCGAACAACTCACCCACCACTGACGACACGTTAAAAATCTGCTGTTTTAAAATATCCATTGCCGCGCCGGGGCCTTTACCGATCGCGTTGGCCATGTCCATAGTGGTAGCCATGCCTTTTTTTAACTCGCCTTGCATGACGCCCGTTTTCGCTTGTAACTCACCAATTTTAGGCAATAGCATGTCGATCATGTCGACCGCTTCTTTCGTGCCAAACGCCTTGGTTAGCTCTTGCTTATCCATGTCAGTTAATACGCCGCCGTACTTATCGCTGATCGTGGATAATATTTCCCCGGTCGATAATAAGTTGCCGTTGGCGTCATGCACTTGGATCCCCAAGGCTTCAGACGCTTTACCCGCACTGGCTAAAAACGATTGATACTTTGTCGCCGCTTGTCCGCCCTGGAACGTGGCCGACAACATACCGCCCACCGCTAACTGTTCAGCAAATGATTGTTTAGCCTGAGTCGCCGACGCGCCCAAGGTACTCATAAACTGACTAATCTTGTCACCATCAGTTTTGAACTGTTGTACTGACGCCGAAATACCCGCACTAAAGTATTTGCCGAACTCCATGTCTTGATCGGCGGTTGAAAGTTTGTCCCAATCTTTGATGACCGATGCACCAAATTGATTAAATTGCTCACGATAAATTGAATAACCCGTGGCAAACAAATCTGTCATGGTTCCCACCGACGCCTTGGTCCCTGTGGCCGTTAACGCGGCTATGCGCGTAAAGCCGCCGACCGCTTCATCACTGAGCGACGCAATACCCGACTTAATGTCATAAGACGCTTTAATAAAGTCGGTTGTCGTCGTGCCGCGAAACTCTGACGAAAATTCACGGGCCGCTTTAGTGATCGCCTTAATGCCGTCATCTTTAATGCCTAACGACTTAATTTCACCCTGGGCGAGTGACACCTCGCCGTAAGCATCGGCCAAGCTTTTAACCCCGTATACAGCCGCGGCGACGCCTATCATGTCGGTGGCGGCACTGGTTTTTAACTCGCTGTTACGCTCGCGGATTTTGGCTAGCTCTTTTTGCTTTGAGGCGGTCCTATCTAGCTGGTTTTGGTTTTTCTCAAGCTCGCGGTTGTATTTGCTCGTTTGCTCGCGGATCTGGCGCGTCGCCTCTGTCAGATTTTTAGTCGATACGCCAGCGCCTTGAAGCCGTGACCGCAATTGCTGCAATTCGGTTTGTTCGCGTTGGTGACTCGATGACAAGCGGGTAACTTCAGCCTGGGCGCGCTTAAACTCGGCCGTCAGTTTACGGGTCGGGTTTTGGGTTTGCTGCATCTGCCGGGCTAAATCGGCGGCTTTTGCTTTGGCGGCGGTTAACGCTTCTGACGACTGCAAGGTCGCGGCTTTTAGCTTGCGGAAATGCTCAATGTCTTTGGTTGTTGCGCCCAGCTTTTTAAGTTCAGACTGACTCGCCTTAACCTTTTCCGCTAGATCTGTTGTTCCCTTTGTCACCTTACGGATAGGGGCCGTGATTTTATCAATCAGCCCCATGACCAGGTTCATTTTCATGTTTGTATCAGCCAAGTGACACCCCCTGAAAACCCATACAAAAAAAGGCCGGGCGATCAGTGATCACCCGGCCTTTTATTAATCGTCGCTTTCGCGGCGTTCGCTCGCTATCCTGTGCCAATGAATCAATTCATCTAAATACATTGGCGCAGTATCAGCCGGACCCCATCCTTGAAACGTCAAGAACAGATCGGCTTCAAGCTCCATTACGCAAGCTGGGATAGCTTCGAGGCCACGAAAAAACCCGCCACCTCAGTTTGTATCGTCAACACGTCTTCAACGTCCAGGCTTAAGAACTCAGCTTCAGTGAGATCAGTTAAACGCGGCACAAGCTTTTTGTGGCTATCAAAATCCAACTCAACCACGTTCGCCGTTTTCAGACCGCGCAAATGGCCCGCTGTAGGTTTGGTCAGGGTGATTTCTTTGATTTCGGTATCGCCACGCTTAATAGGGTTAACCAAGGTAATTACGGTATTTTTACTCATAGGGCTTTGTCTCTATAAAAAAGCCCCGCGGGCGACTAGCCGACGGGGCGAATAATGAAAAAACTATCCAGGTTAATAAGCTAGGCGCTTATTGTGCTAATGCCTGGCGGATCTCTTTGTTGCGGTCTTTGCCGTTAACACGAAACACGTTGTTCATCTTATCGATGTGAATGATTTCTTTGCCGTCCAGTTCAAAGGTGTAAACCACGACCGCAATTGAAAACTTGGTCGTGGCTTCTTTTTCTGGCTCAAGCTCGTTAAATTCAACGCCTTTCCAGTAACCTTGCATTTTAACGACTAAGGTTGAAATCTTGTCGCCGACATCGAGCGCGCCGCGTAAAGTGAGGGTTTCTTCACGGCTTGAACGGCTACCGATAAGATCCAGCACCATAGACGAATAATCACTAATCGTGATATCCGATTCCAGCTTTTCCAGCTTGCCGATATCGCGTTCGATATCACCAGCCACGCCAGCCAGCACCATATCAACGGTTTTTGAAACCACTTTAGGCAAAGTGGCTTTATTGGCGATACCTGCAAAACTGGTTTCTTTGATGAAACAGTTAATGTCGGTAACGATAGTGGGTAATTTAGCCATGTAAACAGGCTCCTATATTGAATGAATGACGCTATCGATTAGCTGAAAATGGCTTCGTTGTAACGGTCGGTTACATGCTGACGGAATGTCATACGCTCGGCGACATCATAGAAGCCTAAGTCATAATCCCAATACACTTGGCCCGTACCAATCGCCGCGACGTTCAGTTCGTTATCAAGCCAGCACTCACCACCTGAAATCACGCTACGGCTAATTAGACGACGTAACAGGTTATTAACGCGGTTTTTAACCCCGTCGACATAGCCCTTTGTCACATTGCGATCAAGCATGGCTTGGTGTGCATACAGGATTGAATCACCGACGATATAGCGGATCCGTTGGTGCGGTAACATAGTGCCGTTGGTTAAACGGTTGCCCCACAAGAACCAGCCGCCTTGCTGATTAACCGCCACGGTAACGTGTTGCTGGTTATACAAGTTTGCTTTGCTGGTCGCGCTGCCAATAGCGTGATCAATGGTTTCAACGGTACGCAATACCCCGTAAATCTTACGGTTTGACGGGCTGTTCCAATAACCTTCTTCGTTATCGACACGGGCAATCACGCCCGCCACAGTGGCTGACATAAAGCGTTCAACTTCTTGCTTGGCCACTGCATCAAAGAACACAAAGCCGCCATTTAAGAAATAGGCTTCATCATAGTTAGCCGCCTGGGCGATCACCGCCGAATAGCCCGCCGTGTGGTCGCCGTCAATCAATGGCGTTCCGTTTAGCTTCTTAGCGATAGTTTCAAGCTCTGCACCCACGCCAGGTAAATAACTGAACTCAGGGGCAATCAGCAAGCGCGGACGCAAACCTAACACCGCTTCAGCCGATAACAGCGCCTTAAGCCCGGTAAACTTGTTGGTTTCGTTGTCGATAGTCCCGACTACCGCGGCAATCTGATCGGCTTCGATAGCTTCTTCAGCCACACGAACCACCACAACCAACGCGCCGCCTTGGCGGTAAATGTCTTCTAACGCTTCACGCAACGAACCCGACACGCCCGCCTTGGCCATGAATGATTCACTGTTAACTAACACAGGCTTGTTAAGGGGAAAGGTTAGCGCGTCGGCATCATCAGCCGTGGCCACAAGGCCAATCACGCTAGCGGGTAACACTTCAATAGGGCGATTGGTGTTTTCAAGAAAAAACTGTTCGACACCGTGAAGATAATCTCCGGCCATAGCTATAAACTCCATTGTGATAAAAAGAAGCCCTGGGCGCATCGATGCGGCCAGGGCCATAAATTAAAGGGTTAAAAAAACCGCCTTTAGGCGGTTAGTTATTCTGGTTTTACTGGCCAGACAATCTCGTCCGGGTTATCCGTCGATTGCGGCAAATCACGCAAGGCTTGGCGGTAAACTTTAAATTCTTCAATTTTATCGACACTTAATGGAGAATCCGACATCTGAGTCCAATCAGTTTCAGATATCATTTTGTCTCGTTTAGCGCGCACTGAAAACCAAGTCATTTTGATTAATTCTTCGAGAGGGATAATGTGTTCCATCATTAAAATCCTAATAATTGTTTAACATTAAGTTAGGAGAAACGATTAACGAAATATCTCCTTTGGCAGGCAAACCACCAGTAACATTCATAGAGTCAACATAAAACGAAAAGAAATACAGATTTAGAGCTTTTATTCGTAAATAAATATCACCATTAGGTGCTCTATACACAGTTGGCTCATGATTCCCAAATGTTCCTACACTGGTAAGAGCGTTATTGGCTACATAACTATAACCCGCAAACGTTTCATCAATAATAGTTGACTGTCCGTAGGCATAGCCTTTAATACTAAAGTGAAACATTCCATTTTTTGTCAAAGTGTTGAACTTTGTTTTAAAATGCAAGTATAAATTAGAGTTACCAGGAGTCCATCCAACAGGTTTTTCACTGTCTGGCACATAGTTTTTCCCTTCGTATAAAACATTTTGATAAATATTAAAACGACGAGACCCAGCTGAACCATCACCTATACGTTCACGATCTGCCATAAATGCAGCAAAGTCAGCTTTTAATTTCTGACTGGCGAGATCTATTTCACCCACTTTCCCATTCACGGCCCCGGTTAAGGCGTTAGCCGATGCCACCAGGGCGGTGACTTGTTGCTCTAAACTCATGGTTTAAGCTCCTATGTTGTTAATTTGATTTGCGCCATTGGTAAACGCCGTTGTGAGTTGGGACAGTGCGTCGCCGACTTCTGTGTCCAACGCTTCTAAACCCGATTGCGGGGCGTAGAAGGCCGGATTATTACCCCCAAACAGCGCCGAATCTGCGGCCTTTTCACCTTTCAGCAAAAAACGCGCGTCTGCGACTGTCATAGTGTAAACCGTGGTGATATTGGCTTTTTTGCCTAACTCGGCGGTCATAGTGGCCGCAAAGTCGGGGTCATTGCCTAACGCCTCGGCTAACTCGGTTAACGTGTCCAGCGCCACCGGGGCCGCGCCAACAACCGCTTGAATACGGGCGTCAACTTGGGCCGGGGTTAATGTGTCAACCTTATCGGCTTTATCCGCCAGGGCGGCAACCGTAACCACTAAAGTAATGTTTTCCGCCCCATTGAATGCGGCGGCTCCCGTTGCATCACCCGACAAGGCAATTTGACGGGAAATTTTTAACTTACTGGCCGTGGCCGCATTTGCGCCCAAGGTTTTTAGCGGATCGTCAATATGCGTTTTTGGGTATACGTCGACGGCGTTTGCTTTATTGCGTAGCTTGCCGTCAATCACTCCCATTAAGTTATTCACCGACGCAATCATGTTGGTGATTTTAGTCGCTAATCCCATTTATCCCCCTTGGGCCGATATTGCGCCCGCATGAAAAGCGAACGCATCATCTAAACCCTTAACTAACTGTTCAAGATCAAGGCTTGCCGTGCTGGCCAAACTTAACGCACCATTGGCGGCTTGCTCTGCTCTTGCTGCGGCGGCTAATACATCTTCGGCAACCGTGCCAACGGGGCCTTGCACCCCGGCACTTATCACAAAGAAATGGGGCTTTGCGGTTATGCTGACATGGGTTTGGCTTTTGCCGCGGCTAACCTGTACCACATGGCGAACCGCGCTAGACAACACCACTTGAGTTTGTGAATTAACCACTAAGCCCCCTCAAGGATCACCCCTTCAGAAATCGCCACAAACCCCGACATCAGCGAATAAACATCACCGGACGGGAAATAAACACGCAATTCATAGGCAACCTTACCAAGCACAAAGCTTTTTAAGCCGCGGGTTTTGCTTGGGTGAATCGACACGTCAATCTTGCCCGTATTGTCACCCTCAGCCCCGGCGTTTAACACTATGCCGTCACCTTCGGTTTTAGCTTGCGCTAACAGCTCGCCGGACGCGATTTCGCGCATTTGAAAACACGCAGTACAGCCCGTGATATCGACAGGGACTAATTCGCCCCCGTCGGTCTTGGTCTGCCAGGTTAAATCAAAGGCGAATGTCGTTCCGGCCGTAAACTGTAAATCTGTTGCGGCCATAACGCCCCCTATTGACTGCGTTCAAGGTCCATCACACGAAACAATAACTGAGTGTGACGCGCCATGTTATCGACCGCCGCGGCGGCATTAGCGGCTTGATGTTCGCCCCAAGCGGCTAACGACAAATTAGCGCCCGTTCCCTGCACTGTGACCGACTGGGCGGGCAATGCTGCCAACACCAAGTCAAAGGCCAGTAATAACGGCACGGCGGGCGATTTATAAGCCAATGGCTGACTATCAGACCACACCGCTAACATGGTGCCATCAGACAAGATAAAGCCGATTTCTCTTACCCAAAATTCCGTTGCACCATCGGCCAGGGCCGTGACATGAATTTGAGTGTCATTAATGCGCTGACCGTCCGCAATCGGGATCCGCATCTTTTCACGGACTAAGCCGATTTCGTTTTTGCTGGGCGTTCGGCCACTGTCCCCAAGTGCAATATGGGTAATTTCAGCCGCGAACCCCGCATTAGTTTGACTAAATACCGCCGCCAAACCTTTTGTGGTGATCACTGGTATTAATGCGCTCACTGTGTCGCCTCCATCCGTCTATAAACTACCGCGCTACCCTGTACCCGCGACGCAACTTGCACCGCCGCGGCTTTGGGTGACGCATCAATAACAGACTGGGCAGAATGCCGGGTGATACCGACCCCCACACCAGCCATTCCCGCCGCAATCGCAGACTGACACGCCAACGGTTCTTGAACGGCTTGGGTATCACGACGCGCTATCGCCGCTTGCCCCTCTAGCACCGAACCCGCACCAATGGCGTTAGGGCCAAATTTAGCCCCGACTTTGAACGTAAACCCCGATCGCGTGTTTTTAGCGTTTACCACGGCGGCAAATAGCTGATCATACAATTCAGGGCCTAAGATACTGGGCGCGCCTGGGGTAATGTTTTGATTAACCCAAGCGGTAATATCAAAGGTATAAGGGGCCGCGGCGGGCTGGGTTTGAAACCATTCAACTAAATCAACCGTGACCCCCAAATCAGCAAGCGCGCGCTCAACCGCGGGGCGGGTTCCTTTAATGCGGTGAACGTCAATACTTCCGGCCACCACTTGCCGCTTAACCGTTTCTGACCAATCACTACGCCACTGATCAACCGATAACGCCCAGGCTAAAAACGGCAAGGCATCAAGCGGACAATTCCACGGGTCCCATAATTCACTAATGGGAATGTTAATGTCTTCAATGCGGGCTATGGCGACATCAAGATCACGCTCAAGGTCGCTTAAGTTACCAGGTAACAGGCTGGCTTTATCTATCATAGATAGCCCCCTATCGACACGGCCAAACTGTCACAGAACGGCGCTTCACTGGCTTGGCATGTCACATCTTGCCAACCGATTAAACGCACCTCGACCACACCTTCAACCGTTAGCGCCCAGTGTAAGTTTGACTCAACGATTCGCCCGCCTAACTTGTGCTGTTCGTTAACATAGGTTTGGGCGCGTTGCTGGGCGACCGCCCGAACCGTTTCAGGGTCGGGGCCTTGCTTCATAAAGAGTTCAGCCACCACGCCATAATGTGACACGGTCGCGGCTTTGGCCGTGAATTTGTCGGTCATAGGGCGCTTGGGCCATAAGTACGCATCAACCGCCGTTAACAACCCATTTGACGGCACACCGTCGCCTTGGCGGCTTAATACATACATATCAACAAAGCCGGGGGCGGTCGGGTTAGTAGTCGAATGCGGCCCAAATACTGCGGCCCCTTTCACGTCTTTGTGGGCGCTTAAGGCATGGAATAAATAGGCCCCATCGGGACCCGCGACAGATAACCCCTCTGGCGAATGCTGCAAACGAAAACGAAAGGCTTCGTCTTGTTCGTCGGCGAGGCGGGTAACTGGGGTCCCGTCGGGGTGACGATAATATGTCACCCCGATATGGTCTAACTGTGGCCCTCTGGCAAATGCCAGCATGACGCCTAAACACATTTCGTTCGCGTTTTGGCGTAACATCATTTCGCGGTAGGCCGCGGCTAACGCCACCCGATAAGCTGGATCCGACGGGCTGGCATTTTCTAACGCGGCGCGGCTGGCTATATCGGCGATAATGGCTTCAAGGTCGACTTGCTGCACCACATCAAGCGGCGGCAGAAGGGCTAAATTGATACCTTCAGACATCGAAAATAATTCCTTCTATTGTGACCGGCTTTCCGTTGGATAAATATGTCCCGGTTAAGCCAATCTCGACCCGACCATCACCCGTGGGGGAAACGGTCATTTCGTCTAGTTTAAAATCATCTAAGCCATTGGCCGGATTGTTGACCGCTTCGGTTAATCTGACATACGCATCCATGTAGAAGCGGCGGTCGATATTGCGGTCGGTCATTTCGTACATTCTCGAACCAAACTCACGCCGGGCGACCAATGACCCAAGCGGGGTATTTATCACATCAGCTAAACGCTGGCGTAAATACGGGACCCCACTAATCACCCGCCCCGATTCTCGATCCGTGCCTGTTTTCATTGTCGACCTTGTTGATTACTTGGTTAACGGCTTCGTTAATTCGTTAAATAAAGAATTACTGTTGTTGATTTGGCTTGCTGGTATTCGGTGTGCCGTGTGGGTGATCGTGGCCGTTATAAATGCCGCGGTCCGCCGCCATGCTGCGGGTCTTATCGCTGATATCTTTATCGGCGGCAATGTTGCCCGTGGTGTGCGTATCGCCTTGATGTTCTATATTCCCGATCATCACAAAACCTTTACTGGCGGTCATTTTTATTTGCTCTGGCGTGGTGACATCGATGTCGCCCACGTTGACAATTTTTAGCGTGTGCTGTTCGCGGTTATGCTCAACACTTGATCCGTCGCCAAACTGCACCAGGAACACATTAGGGTCATTGCTTGGCGCTGGGCGCTTGGCGTGAAAACTGCCGGGAAAAACTTCACCCATTCTAAGATCGCCGGGTGATATTACCGTCACGCCCTCGCCGACTTCAGGAAACCACCACACCACAGCCTTACCCGCCCGAATAGGCTTAACGGGTAGCCAGGCGGTTATCATGGGTTTGTCAACGCTGCCATAAGTTACCCTGACCATGCCGTATTGACCCCGCGCGGGGTCGGCTTCGCTTATCACACCACGAACTACCATTTCAGCCACAGCACGTTCAAGGGCTTCTATGCGGTCGGATAAGTCGAATATGTCGGTCATACTTGGCCTTTTGTGTAATCGTCTTTATGTGCTGCGCCAATTTCAGGCGTCATGCTATAAAACACGTCCGTCGGGATCGATTCTTGATTAACGTCGACATCACCTAAAAACACATTCTGGCGAAACGACACCACCCAAGATTCAAAGCCCTTATCACCGGGTTTAAACACACCAGGATAAGCGCCGATATCGTCCGGCAATTCGGCGGCATTAGGAAAGCCCCAGCGGTTTTTATAAACCACCCTAGCGACTGCGGCCGCATAGTTGCGGATCTCTAATTCCACATTCTTAGTGGCTGTTGACAAAATACAGTGAAAAATAAACTCGCAACTAAACGCTTGGCGACCATCCCCAAGGGGTTTACCTGGTCTAAGTTCGGCTAGCTCAATTAACACCGCGGGGGTTTTTACTAAGCTATGCTGCCCGCCGTCACTCTCTGTGGTGGGGTCGTAGGCTTCAACCGTTTTTATGTAACCCATTTTCGCTTTTAGCGCGGTTATCATGGCTTCATGTAACGGGGTAAAGTCTGTTAGTGACGTTGGGTTATCGCTCATGATTCACCACATAATTAAGTTCTTGGCCTAGGATTTTTCTAAATTCATCAGGGATCCTAGCTTCAAATCGTTTAAAGACTTCAGCCGCATGATCCCCCATATCAACCGCAATGTGTTGAACTGGGAAACGGCCGCGCATCTTCTTTGAAATCGCGTTAGGGTTCGGCTTGCGTTGTTTAGACGTTGTGTCGTATTGGCCATTATTGCGACTGGCCCGGATCCAAACAGCACTATCATAGCCGTACATATCCGCCACGAACGCCCCTTCATAACGACGCTTACCTAAAGAAACCCCCGCTTTAGTCTGTCTTGGTCTGCCGACTTTTTCAGCCAACATAGGGGCAGTGCCAAGCCACAATATCGTGACCTGATCCGCACCTTTACCAACGGTTTTCATGACTAAGCGGGGTTTTAATAGTTTTTGAGCAAAACCCAAGGTTTGGGACAGTTCACGCGCAATGCGGGTTTGTAACCAACGCATTGTTTTTCTAATTGCTCGCTGGCCCGCTAACTCAAGTTGCTTAGGGGTCGATTGCAACGCGGCACTAGCCTGTTGCAATTCACGGGCAAAGTTAATTTTGACATCAACGCCACTTTGACTCATTGCCTTGTTCGTCCATATCGGGCGACGGGGTCAAGGCATCAGCTAAATAGATCACCGTGCAACCGTCACCATCATTAAGATGTTCAGCCGGGAAAAACTCCCGGTTGACATGAGGCACGATGATCCGCCAATCGGTCGACAATTGCCGACAATCGATATCATCATCACAGACAGTTAATGTCGCGGACCGCGTTTTCAGTGCCAAACCACCTTTGCGGCCTTTAACGAGTGCATCTTCTTCAGGGGCGCTATACACCCCTTTGATATTGTCGATGCGAACGCCATTGGCCGTGGTGATCACCACAGGCTTTCCCAGCCGCCGAACTATCCGACGGCTGGCCCGTTTGAACGGGTCACGCATTACGCCGCTTTAATACGTAAACGACGAACCGCTAACGGGCTAGTACAGACGTTAATCACGTTTGACTGTGATTCAATGTCCACACCTTTACCCATGCGCTTAGGCTCGGCTTTCGAGTAGTAAGGCAAGCCAACAGTATTAACGGTTTCGTTATAGTTGGCAGGGGCAAAGCGAGTTAAGAACAAGCCGGGCTTATCTTCAGGGAAGACAACCGCTTCACCGTCTTTCATAAACTTGGCATCTTGCACTTGCTGATCGCATTCTTCCCAGTAAACGCCCTGCCAGAACACACCTGAACGGACATCATCACGTAACGCCGCGCCGTTGTTAAAACGCTCAAACGCCTTAACAAAGCTTTCATCTTCCATCAATGAATCAAAGAAAGACGGGGTACACAGGCCGCGGTAACGCTTGCCTTTAATGCCCTTTTGATTAGTTTCAGACTCACGCTTCACCCCTAGCAACTGGGTTTTAATAGGCTTAGTGAAGTCGATGTCGTGATAGACATTTTTATTCACAGGAATACCAAACTTAGCGTAAAGGTCTTCGATCACAGTACCTTTAGCGCCAATGATTTTACCGAACAGCGCACCAAAGCGGTGAAACTCGATAGTCGCATCCAGGCTTAAGCGGTGATCTTCGTGCTTCTCGCTGATCAATGCGTCCAGGTCTTCGAGTTCGTCTTCACTGCCAAAGGCGCGCGTGTTTTGGATGTCATCAGCCATGATCCCCGCTTCAAGCGGCAAATGCACAGCGCGGAACGTGTAGATATTGCGGTCGCGGTCATCCATGCGCGTACCATCTGCGCCGCGCTCTTTCTCTGGCACAAGGATGATTTGGCCGTCTTTGTATTCGATATCAACCGACGTGGTACGAATGCCGCGTTCTTGGAAGATCTTCAATTCAGCCAAACGGGTTTTAGGCACTATGGCGTTATTGATTGAAGCCGTTAGGCTCTTAGTGGTGAACTTTTCAGAACTCAGTGCTTGTTCTAATTCCATGATAATGACTCTCTTACTTAAAGGGGTTTAAAAGCGGATTAGCGGGCGATAATGTGAAGCGCGGCTAACTCTGCAAGGGCGGCGGTCTTTTGCGGCTCTGTGATACCTTCAGGCCACACCAACTTAGACGCATCAACGGCCGTTAAACGGGTATGTGCCAAGCCAGGGGCGGGGGCATCATTGGCATTAACAAAGCCAAATAACACCGCGGCCGCGGCGGTCGCTTCTGTCGCTTCGGCGGCAACGTCTAACTGAATAAACGTGCCATCATCTTTTTTGCCTAATACCGTTGCATTAGCCAGTTGGCCCGTGGCGATAACCACTTCATCTTTTGATAAAAAAGGCACTTCACCTAATACGTGCGCGCTTTTACGCGGCGCTAAACTGTAATTTTCCATTATCGTATTCCTGATAAATGAGGTTAAAAACTAAGGGTTAGGGTATCCACGCCAGCCTAACGGTTAGCGTAAATTTGTTTGGTATTGAGTGACGCCTTAGTCTTGCCACCATCACCGATAACTTGGCGGCTAGAATTGCCGGACTCGTCGCCTTGCGCCTGGATTTCATGCGCAACTAAACCAGCTAGTTTAACCGGGTCGCTAACATGGCTAACCAATGAGTCAAACGAGGCACTTAAACCCGCGGCGGCTAACGTGTCTTTCAACTCAGTTGCGGCCTTAATTTGTTGTTCAGCGGCGGCTTTAGTGACGCCAGGCTTTAACAAGCTTGCTGACATAGCCGGGATCCCCGCACTTGCACAAGCTGCGGCGATTGCTTCGGCTGACTCAAGCGCGGTGGCTTCAGGCGCGGGAACTAATGCGGCAATCACATCAGGACGTTCGGCGGTAATAGCGGCGACAATCTGTTCGACGCTGGCCGCTTCTGCACCTGGTAAATTTAAGGCGATAACGCTAGCGCCTGTTGTGCCTTTGGCGCTTGGGCCTTTACTTTCTTTACTCATTGGCTTTCGTTTCCTGTTTTGTAGTTCACTGACAACACCTTCTAAACTGCCTAATCGATGCGCCATACCTTTATCAACGGCCGACTGGCCAACTAACACCCCACCTTTACCGAAATCGTTTAACACTGTGTCGCGGTCAACATTCATATTGCGCGCCACGCGATCGATAAACACATCGGCGAGTTGGTCCATTTCACTTTGATAAGCGTCGCGGCCCTCTTTCTTAAAAGGGTCTAGGCGCTTATTGGGTGACTGACTCGACACAATTTCAAGGGTTTCTATTGGGTCGGCGTCGGTCGCTTTACGGCGGCGAATATTCAACACCGTACCGATTGACCCGGCGCGGCCTGTGGCGTCGATAACCACTTCATCCGCGGCGCTGGCTATCCAATAAGCGGCGCTGCAAGCACTGCCGCCAACATAGGCAACGACATGTTTATCACCGCGGCCTTGGTAAACCATTTCGGCAAACTCATGAATGCCGTCGGCATGACCACCGGGGCTATCGATATAAAGCACAATGCTGTTTACGTCGTGACGCTCAGTCGCCGCGGTCCAGTCTTTGGCTAGGTTTTGCGTTGAGGTTCCGCCGCAAATGTCATCAAACATGCCCGCATAACGGCTAATAACCCCGTTTACATGAATGATTGCGACGTCGCCGCGGATCTCCATGCCGCGGGTGACGGCGCGCCCCGATTTACCCTCTAACGCTGTGGCCACACTTTCAGCCACTTGGTTAGCGGATAGCTTTAACGACGATAGATCAAGATTGTCTAAGTCTCTGGCCGATAACCCGGTCATGATGTCAAGATAACCCTGATCTAACGCCCAGGGGCGCGACATCAAGAAATCAAGTGCTAGGTTTTTCTTCATTCGCCTGGTTCCTCGCTGGTTTCAGGCTCGCTAAATATCCCGGTCATAGTGCCGGGGTTTTCGACGCCTTCTTCTTTACAAATCTCTTGCCAGCGTTTTCTTGCCTTGGCATTGCGGCGCATGTTGTCCTCAATGTCACGGCCATGATCAGCGGCTTCGACTTCGATGTTAGATATATTCGAGTCAACCGCCTTTTTGCGGGCGTTAATCTCTTGTTCCGGGTGTAAGTGCTTGAACGCATCCGGGCGAATGTCCAACATCAAATATTGATAAGGGTCATTAGCAAAGCCGGGGGCATATAAGCGGCCAACAGAAACCGCGGCTTCTATCACCCAGCGCCAAATTTTGAACGCCACTTGAAAGCCGGATAAGTTGGTTTGGTCAAAGGCGATACCGCGACGGTATTCATTTAAAAACGCGCGAACCAATCGGTCATTAAGCCCCGACCAATCGCCCGTTAATAACGAGTAAGGGATCTCTAATCCCGCGGCTAGCTGTAACGCTTGCCAGCGGACAAAGTCCTTGTAACCTTGGCCCGTGTTGTCACCGTCGAACTGTTCTAACTTCTCACCTGGCACACCTCTTAACAGGGTTCCGGCGGCAACAGAGGTTTGCTCTGGCGCGCCCTCGCCGTCGTCATACAGCGGTTTACCTGTGGTGGGGTCAAACTCCCAGTCGTCTTCCTCGAATGACTCTCGATATAAAAAGCCTGTGAACGCGGCGCGCTCTTTTTTACGTACCAATTCGGCGTCGTCATAATCCGCAAAGGTGCGGTCTTTGAGCAACGCGACGGCGGCTTCAGGTTCGGCCCTAACTTGTCCCGGCCTTGTCTGTTTGTAATGGTGGATCACGTCTTTTACTGGGACGCGGTCAAGCTGGTTTAAGCTGGCAAAGTCGATCCCGTCTTCCGGGTGACTCTGATAAAACCAGTAAGCGACTTTTACTTTGCCGCGAAACTCAACGCCCTGGACAATGCGATTACCGTTATCTAGCTTGCGGTTTAAGTCGATAGGGCATAAATCAGCTTCTAATACTTCGACTTGGACCGGGACTTCTAGCCCAGCCGATAAGCGGCGACGCAATCGACGGATAAACACTTCACCACTCATGCGGCGGGACCGAACGGCTAAATCAATAATGCCGCCGAAATTCATGTCGCCCCAGGGATCAAGTTGCGTCGATACGACTTTCCAAAGGTTGTTTAGCTCTGTTTTAAAATCATCATTTTTGGCGGTACTAATCAAAGTGAAGCCGCGGCCAACTTCGTTAGTGACGTTTTTATTGATACCCGATTTTAATAAAAGGCTGTTTCGATACCCTGCCCGCGTTCGGTTACGCAGGGTTTTACCTGCGGCCGCTAATGCGCGATTAGGCCCGGCGCTTGACGCATTCCACCCCATAGAACGGGGCGGCTGTGTTGCCCCTTCATAGGCTTGGCTTCGGCGTTCAAATGGTTCGCCGCGGGCGTTAACAATGAGGCTTTTTGCCATATCAACGGATCCCCCTATCAACTCGCGTGACCATTCCCGCTAGCGGGTTCGATTTTCGGCCCGCTTGACGGTTAAGATCACGACAAATTAAACGGCGGGATTTTTGCAACTCATTAATTGAACGGTAAGTGACTTCTCTACCATCAATTTTGACGGTCAGTTCACCGCTGGCTATCGCCTCGTTAATGGCGTCCAGATCGTCTTTTGTAAACATAAATACCCTTTTTAGCGGCGACGACGACGGCGGCGCGGCTGATCCGCTAACTCACCATCACCGACAATTATTTCGCTGTTTTCTTCAATTGGCAGGGCATACGCGGGGGGATTATCCCAGTCGATGCGGTCGGCTTTCTTGTTGTAAATACACGCCCAGTTATAAACAAAAAGGTCGAATGTTTCGTTTCGGCTTTTGCTCGACGGCTTGGACCATTTCCCAGTTGCTTTACAGCGTGTTTCGACGGTTAGTTCGTCGAACACCCATTCAGGCAACCAATTAGGAAAATGCACAAAACGCCGCCCTGGTTCGGTGCGGTTTATCGAGTGGCTTACTGTGTCTTTGATTTTGTCTGTGTTAAGAATAAACACGGGCAGATCACCGACGGCCTTAGCTTTACGGTCAGAACGCTTTGAGTTATCCGGGTATGATTTGTTTATCTTGGGGGCGTTTATCGTGCTGCCCCCCTTAACCAGCATGAAACGACGGGCTAGGCCCTCTTTTTTCAATGCTCGATAATATTCATAGGCGTTATCTGTTACCCCATCTTCACCGCCGCTATCACATGCGGTCATGGTGATTGGCATAAAGCGATCGCTGTCGTCATCGAGGCGATAGGTTCGCTTTATCACCATGTCGGTGATCCGGTCCCAGTCTTCTAAATATTGACCAGGTGAAACACGGACAAACTTTGACGGGTCGTCGGGGTCTTTACGCTTTGACTTTTCAATTTTGAAACGGTCAATCACTATCTGTTCTAAATCGGGTCCCCAGCCAAGCACCAACACATCAAAACGACTGGTTAGCGCGCCGCCTTGAACGTCGACCGATGCCGTTAAGAAACGCACCCAAGACGGGACGACACGCTGTCCTAACTCTTGGCGACGGTCCATTAAGTCGGTACTGGTTCGCTCTTGTTCGCGGGGAGGCGTAAACGGCCAACCCTGATCCGTGTTTACCGTTGCCTGTAAATCTTCTAGCTGGCCTGTTTTTTCGTACTCTCGCAACGCGGCCAGGTACTTATAAACTAACTGGCTCCACGACTGAAACGCGGCGGTGGGGCCTTTTTGCCAAAACGACGCGACGCGGCTTTCTCTCGGCTCACCTAACATCTTGCGGTTTTGGTCCAGCCAACAACCTTCAGGAACCCAAATACCACCATGATTTTGAGCCAGCTTAAAGCGACGGGATCCGGCCTTGTCATCTTCTCTGTGAGTGACGCCGCAATGTGGACACGATAACAACACGTCTTTACTCGCCCTATATGGGTCGGGTTCGTTTATGTCGTATTGCAATAATTTAAAATCGGGTTCGTAAAAATCGCCACAGTCGGGGCATTGCCAATGAAACAGACGGCGATCACCCTGATTATATAAAGACATAATGCCAGGCGACGGCGGGGCTTCATGACCCGTGCATTTGTATGACGGGTCACTGATTAAAAAGCCTGGACTACTTTCCGCTAACACCATGCCCGATGACATGAATGTTTGCGTTCGTTTGCCCGCTAAAATAAAGCCGCTACCTTCGCCGCCGATGTCTTGTTCCATGCGGTCATAATCGGTTAGGGCTACTCGCTTCCAATCCGATGACGCGAAAATATTTTTAGTGGGCCAACCGACTTTTAAGAAGTTGCCACTTTTGAAAATCTTGTCGTGAACATTGTTGTCATGGCCGCGGTGTGACATGGCCGCTTTAATCTCAGGGCTGGCGGCAAACTCTCTTGACAAGCGTTTTTTACTGTGTTCGGCCGCTTTATCCTGGGTAATTTGCACCAATAGAAAATCAGCCGGATCATTAACAATGGTGTGAGCTATCCAACCATCAATTAACGATACCGTTTTAGCGGTTCGCGCTGGGCCAGCAAACACCACCGCATCATAGCGGCGCGATTGCAAACAGTTCATTGGTTCCCACATGTACGGGACTAAGTCACCATCCCACGGAACCATTGAGCCACTTTGTTCAACATAAAGTAACCGACGGGCGCTTTCGGATATCGGTTCCCGCACTGGCGGTTTAACTAGGTTAATGACGTCACGGCGGACATCTTCAGCGCGCGCATAATCAGCCATTATCTTTCATCTCTAACAATTGATTGTGAAGAATTAACCTAAATTCATCCGTCGCCGTGTCGAGTTCTTCAAGCTGATCAGGGGTAAAGCTGCGGCGGCGTTCCATTTTGTCAGATAGACTTTCAAAAAATGACACCGTCGCTTTAATCGTTTTTAGCAAGCTTTCTCTGTGCTCATGCACTGGGATAAGCTCACCGATATTTTCTTGAAACTTCAGACGTTCGTTTTCAGACTGAAACCATTCTTTACGGTCTTTAGGCCAAAGTTCTTCAGGGGTATATTCAAGCTTTGCGCCTGGGGTCGTACTCCCTCCGAACAAGGCGGGACCGACTTTATCTAAGGCGTATAAATCAGCGTTTCCACGCTTACTAGCTGGGCTTACTCCGGCTTCTTTTAGCCGCTTTCTCACTGTGTCTCGATGCAAGCCAAAGGCTTCAGATATTCGGGTTAGATTCCAGTGGTAGGCTTCATTTAGATTTGTTATTTCGGCCACCTTGCCACCTCTACGTAATTAAGGCGGCCCAGCGCGTTAGGGCTTTCAATAAGGAATAGTGGTCCCCATTGGCACTGGGCCTAAACGTGTCCTAATTTCGTTGCTTGGTTTTAGTGTACGTGGCGCACTCTTTCAGATCGTGAATGTAATTCAGCAATTGGGCGGCTGATTCCTTTGGGTAATAAATCCCGCCGTCTTGCGTTTCATACCATTCAAGCGTCGGGGGCGTCGGGTCGCACGGGCTTTTTGGTAACATCATCATCGATGCGCACCCGGCCAGCACTAGCCCCAAACAACTCAGCATTAGCATTTGTAGGTGTTTCTTCAATGCTTGCTCTCCTATCTTCCCGCATGATCTGCTTTGCTTCTGCCCGATGCTTTTCAAGCTCGGCAAAAAACAAACTAAGAATTTGCGCTAACGCCTTTAACCAACCCATTTTTTATAATGCTCTGGCTGATTGTTGATAGCGTTAGCCGCCCGGCCTTTATTCGCGGCCAGCAATTCGAGCAACCAAACAACCCAGTTAGGCAACTTAGCCAAAGTTTCGGCTGATATCAGTTGTCGCAACTGCGCCCAAATAAACCCAATAACCGCAATTGTCACCAACACATACACCGCTTTTTCACCCAGCAAACCGACCAGCAACGACACAATGTCGAACGCGGGTTCGTCTACAACGGGCGCAACAGCCAACGGATCAGCAAAGGTAAAACATGACACTAAGGCCAGGCACATAATTAAAATGACTCGCATAAAACCTCCAATAAACAAAAAGTAAGGGCGACAACGCGCCGCCCCATGACGCAAACCGCATCAACGCCCTACTGCTTAAGTTCAGCTCGATACTGTTCAACACTGACAAAGCCCCGTTTGGGACTCCATAATTTCAACGGCGCACCGTCGCTATTTAAGCGACAATCTATGTGACACCAACCGATATCTATTTCGATAAACTTGATCCCCGAATAGATATACGGGTTATCAATAATGTGTTTGTGGATCTCTTTGATTGGCGTTTTAGTGACAAAATCAATCGCACGGCCAAATGTGTGTTGGCTGGTCGGCGAATAGTCGGGGCTGTCGGGGGTTCTTAACCCGCTAAATTGACGCGGCCCGCC